GCCCACGAGAAGATCGTTCGCGGCGGTGGCCTCCTCCGCTCGGGTGGCCCAGAGCCCGAGGCCGACCGACACGGCGGTGATCAGGATGCCGATACCCGTGGCCGACATCAGCGCCCGGAACGCGAGGGCGAGCCCGCTGACCGCCGTGGTGGTTCCGGCGGCCGTGGCCCCGAAAGCGGCGAGCCCCGAGCCCGCCGTCTGCATCATAATGATGCTGCCCCGGATCGTGTACACGAGGTCCCGGAACCCGCCGACCAGCAGGCCGATGAACGGGACCAGCTTCACGCCGGTGAAGGCGATGGCCGCGATGACCAGCAGGTCGAAGTTGTCGACGGCCAGCGACAGCACGTCCACGAGGAACGCGGTGACCTTGGACAGCTTGCCGATGAACGCCTCGAAGTCGGCGCTGTCCATCGTCTCGATCAGGGTTTCGAGCAGCCCGTTGAAGCTCTCAAGGAAGCCCTGCTCGCCGAACGCCAGCAACGCCTCGAACGCCGAGTTCTGGAGCTTGCCGAGGTTCGTCGTCGTGGTCTGGAGCGAGGCCTGAAGCTGCGAGCCGTAGATTTCGTCGAGCCGGTTGGCGAAGCCCACCAGCGCGTCGGACGACACCGCGCCCTGCTTGGTGAGGTCGGTCAGTTCCTCGACCGAGATGCCGAGGCCGTCGGCCATGATCTGGAGCGCGCCCGGCAGGCGGTCGCCCAACTGCTGAGACAGTTCTTCCAGCTGCACCCGGCCCTTCGACACGATCTGCGTCAGGGCGCGGAAGATGCCCTGCATGTCGGTAAACTGGAGCTTGGCGACACGACCGGCCTCGGCGACCGAGATGAAGATGTCGCGGGTGTCCTTGCCCTGAAGATTCGTGTTCTTCGTGGCGATGGCGAACTTCGTGTACTCGTTCGCGAGGAGACCGAACTGGATACCCAGCCGCTCAGCGTTCCGGCGGATGAAGTCGAGTTCCTGCGCGGCCGCGCCCTGATCCCCCTCCGTGATGACCCGGAGACGGCTCTGGGCGGCCTCAAGCTGCTGGTAGGCGTCGACTACCTGCCCGAGGACGTTGATGACGCCGTAGAGGCCTGCGTAGGCCGTGACGAGCGCCAGAACCTCGCCCCGGAGACGCTGGGTGATCGACATGGCCGACCGGCTGTCACCGTACAGGCGGCGATACGCCTCGGCGAGCCGGTTGGTCGACCCGGCAGAGCGATCGACGGCTTCCCGGGTCTCGTTCACCCGGCGGCCGACATCCCCCTGCGCGTTGGCCGCATCTCGGGCCGCGCGGGCGTAGGTCTGCTGGGCGCTGGCGGCAGTCGTGGTCAGCCCGCGCACCCGCTCCAGCGCCGTCGCCGAGGCGGTCTGGGCGGCCGCGAACGCCCGCTGGCGCTGCGCGAGCGCATCCACGTCGGTGACCGCCGCTCGGAGCGCCGTCCGCATCTGCTGGAGCACGGCCTGCTGCTGGGCGTATTCCGTCTTGGCCTCGCGCGCGGCCTCCCGGGAAGCGTTGAACGCCGCGACCATCTCGCGCGTCGGTACGCCGACCCGGCTGATCTCGGCCCCGAGGGTCCGCAGGTTGGTCTCGGCCTGCTGCTGGGCGGCCCCAAGCTGCTGGAGCACGGTCTGCTGCTGGCGGAAGGCCTGAAGCAACGGGCCCCGGGCGTTCTGCGACAGGGCGAGGAACGCGGCGCGCGCCTCGTCCGAGGCCGTCGCCAGCTGCGCCATCTCGATCTGGGCGGCTTCGAGGTTGCCGCGCTGCCGGGCGAGCGCGTCGGCGTTGTCAGCGGCCGCAGCGGACAAGCCGCGCTGATTCGCTTCCGCCGCCTTGGCCGCCCGACCGAGGTCCGTGTAGGTGTTCTTCGCCTGCGCGAGCTTCGCCTGCTGGTCGGCCAGCTTGGTCGTCGTGGCCGCGAGCCGGGTCGTCAGGCCGGTGACCGCCTTGTCCGTCTCCCGGATGGCCTTCTGGGTATCCCGGTGCTCGGTCTTGAGCGAGGCCAGCTTCTCGGTGTTCGCGGTGAACGACTTCTCGGCGGCCGCGAGCCGGTTCTGAAGGGTGGCCGTCGGCTCGTTGGTCGCCTTGACCGCATCCGACAGTTCCCGGAACCGCTGCTCCGACTTGGCGAGCCGGTCTGCCTGCGAGGCCAGCTGCTTGGTCAGGCGACCTTCTGCCGCGACGAGACGGTCCCGCTCGGCGGTCGATTCGCGCAGGGCCTTGCTGGTGTCACGCTCTTTCGCGCGCACCTTGTCCACGGCGGCCGCCTGCTTGCTGACGGCCTTCTCGGCGACGTTCGCCTGCTTCGCCAGATCGGCGGTCGCGGCGGCGGCGTCCTTCAGTTCCTTGTCGAGCCGGGCCGCTTCCTGCGTGAGGGAGGACAGGCCGGTCTCAAGGCGGTCGACGGCGGCCGTAGACCGGTCGAGATCGCGGGTGAGGGTGCTTTCGAGGGACAGGCCCTTCAGGCTGCGGTCGAGCGAGCCTACGGCCTTGCCGAGCCGCGTAAGGGCGGTCTCCGACTGTTCCGCGCTATCGAAGAGCCCCGACTGGGCGTCCGACAGCTGGTTAACGGCCCGGGTGATCGCATTGACCGCCCGAGCCGCTTCATCCTTGGCGCGGATGATGAGATCGACTTCTTTCCGCGCCGGTGCCATTCCTAGTCCTCGTAGGGTTGGGTCTCGATGTTCAGCTGCTTGATCAGCTTATCGAAACTCTTCTGCCCGTCCTTGCCTAGATTGGCCGAGATCGCAGTGCGTAGCAAGTTCGCCCTCGTGATCTCCTCGCCGTTCAGACGCTCCACCACAAGGTTGGATTCGTCCCACACCATGGAGATCGGGTACTCGCGTGCTCTGGGGTGCCCGTGATCGAGCAGCAGGCTTACTGCCCTGCGGACTCCCCAGACCCAGCCTTTCGCAGTGAGCTTAGACCCTCGACCACCACGGCTGTTCCCGTGAGGGCCTTGGTCACGATCTCGACCAGTTTTTTTACCTCGGCCTCGCTGACCAGCGTCAGTTCGATCACCGCCGACAGAGCTTCCGCCTGCGCCACGATGCCGATCTGGGTGAGCTTGGGTTCGTCCTCGGTGCCGTCCTCGTCGGCCGCGATGGCGATCATTTTCAGGGCGATCTCCGGCGCTTCCTTCAGCACTTCGTTGATCACGAAGCCCATGGCTTCGGGGGTCAGCTGCTTCAGGCGAACGTCGCCGATGAACTTGTTGAAGAGGATTGTCAGGGTCGGCCCGTAGAGGGCCATCAGGCGCGTCACGTCGTTAAAACCAAGCCCCCGAACGGCGAAGGTGTTCTTGCCGTCCGGGAGCTTAATGTCTTCACGACGGACCTCGAAGTCTCGAAGTCCCATGTCGTTTGTTCTCCGGGGTTACGCGTAGACCGGGCGACCATCCATGTAGATGGCCTCACGGCCGTCCGAGGGCTTGAGCGCTTCCAGATTAAACGGAATCGTCTGCCACTCGTCACCCTTGAGGGCGTAGTCGCCGTTGGGGGTGATCTTGATATAGGGCATGTAGTAGTCGAAGTCCTCGCCCTTCGGGTTGTCGGCGATGAACCGCAGGGCACCTTCCACCGGGGTCGAGCCGGAGATGACGCGCTGGCGGGTCGAAGCACGAACGGCGTAGTGGACAGTGATGTCCGAATCGTCGTCGATCGCGCCGCCCCGGACGATGCCGATCTCGCCGGTGTCCGGGTTGAAGGTGTAGTCGGTGCTGGCCGCATAGCCGACGCCCGAGCCGGTGGTCAGCGTAGCGGAGGCCCACGACGCGCCGGTGCCGGAGTCCGTGGTGGCGATGGCGTTGCCTGCCGTGCCGGGGGTCTTGGCCGAGACGGTGACGATGCCGACGCCGCCGGTGACGGCGGTGACCAGCGAATGCGGCTGGGTGCCCGCACCGTAGAGCGTACCCGAGCCCGCGCCGCCGTTGATGGCGGCGATCAGGTTGGCGGCCGTGGTCGCGGTGTCCACGCCGATGTCGACATCGTTGGCCAGCGCCGGAGCGGCGCGCAGGGTGTAGGTGCGCGTGCCGATGGTGATGGTGTCGCCGTCCGAGCCGGTGCCGGTGAAGGTGAGCGTGCCGGTCGCCTTGACCGCGCCCGCCTCGGAGATGGCGAAATTGTTGGGGTCGAGACCACGGAAGCCGGTGGGGTTGGACGTGCTTTCGCCGAGCCAGTAGGAGTGGCCCTGAAGCACGCCGTCGAGCACTTCGCTGCCGAGGCCGACCGCCGACTGGGAGACGACCTGATCGTCACCGAAGAAGAACAGCGAGACGTTCTCGGGCTGGATGGAGTCGGTGGAGAGCGTGCCGGTACGGCTCACTTCCAGCGGGACGCTATCGTCCTTTTCACGGATGCCCGAGTCCGACGAGAAGTGGTCGAGGTTTTCGGACTCGATCGTCAGGGAAAGCTCGGGCGTGTTGCCGATGTACCGGAAGCCCTCGGGCACCTGCGTGCCGGGCTTGAACCGCGAGAGGTAAACCTTCCCGCGACCGAGAGTGTAGTTCTGACCTGCCACTGCCATCGTGGGCTCCTCTAAATGGGCTCAATCCTCGAACGGATCAGCCAAATCTTCTACCAGTTCCAACGTAACATTCAACCAGAAGTAGGCCTTAGCGCTGATCTCGTCGGGGGGTCGGCAGATGCCAGCGCCGATCCACATGTTGGTAACGTGCTTCCCCATGTCGAAGAGATTGAAATCCCGGGCTTTCCGGCGCTCCGTGGCGAGGGCCACCTTGGTCTGGGCCATGAGCCACTGCGCCGGATCGGTGGGGTTCAGGGGGTCATCGTCCACGAAGCCTTGCACAAGAAGTTCCCACCGGCCTGTGCTCGCCGTGCTGTCCGGCGGGCTCGGGACCTGATCGAGGGGGATCGGGGCTTCGAGGATCGAGAGCATGGGGAGGGGGTCGCTGTCGCCGAAGATCACCCGTCCCCGGAAGACGCGACCCCCTCCCCATGCTCTCGATC